CATTGTCCGGCATCGACTTCTTGCAGAACCTCGTCAATCCCCAGACGTTCTACGATCAGCATCAAGCCATCTTCGACATCATCGCCGGCAGTCATCGCATGCGCTTTGCCGTGCGCCATAAGTGGCGTGGTCAAAGCATCTTGAATCCCACGCACGGCATGGAGCGTGCAGCGCGTGACATCGATGCCGATGTGTACGTCGGTGGCCATACGCACATCGCCACGCTGGCACGATACTTCACCGTGCGAGACAGAGACCGCGTTGCCATTCTGACTGGCACGTATAAAAAGTGGGACACCTACGGCCACGCACTCGGCTTGCCACCGTCACAGCATAGCGGTGCCGGTGTCCTCGTCGTAGACCCACGCAAAGGGCATACATTCATCAAAGACGTTGCTGAGGCTTCGGACTATCTGACGTGGAAGCGACGCAAGGTGAAGTGAGTATCCGAGGATTCCTCGGTAACTGACCATTTTCGTGACGTCACGAAATTGCTGAACCACCGAGGAATCCTCGGCAGTTGACCGCATCCGTACAATGAAAGTAGAGGAGGGACTATGACTGACGAACCACTGAACATACCTGGCAATACGTATCAGCCATTTGTGACGACCATGTTCACCGACTCGGTTGGCCAACAATGGGCTACATCAATGAGCGACATACGCATCCGCCCAAAGGTCTTTGGTACGCATCTGTGGTACCGACGCAACGCTACGAGTCCATGGACATTCGTCTTTGCGCTCGAAGAGTGCCACGGTTGGCTCAGCATTGACCGCGGTCGACTCGTGTTCATCTACAACAAGCCACGCTTTGGCGGGTCATTCCGTCGGGTCATTGCCGGCTGGCGAGGTCTATAGATGACGAACAAAAAGCCGACACCGAAGAGCGACGACTTCCGCTGGGATTTGCGCCAATGGAAGAGCGCAGCCGATCTCAAAGCACACCTCGCCAACCACGACCCAAGCATCGCACCGTGGGCACGTGGCGTCGTCATCCATCACACATTCCGCCCAGAGGAGCGTCATTGGCGCGGTGCCCAGACGATGACCGGCATCAAGCAATACTACGAGGGGCTTGGGTGGGACGCAGGTCCGCATCTCTTTATCTGCGTGGGCGCACCGAACTCGGCTGATGACGGCATATGGCAGATGACGGCACTGAATGAGCGTGGCATCCACGCCACCACGGCGAACTCGTGGGCATGGGGCATCGAGGTCGTTGGCTACTTCGACTATAAGCCATGGTCACCGGCTCAGCGTACCATCGTACTCGACACCGTCGAAGTGCTTTTGCGTTGGCGCAACCTTGCACCCAGCAAAGCCACGGTCATCGGCCATCGTGAAGTGCCATCAAAGAAAACATGCCCCGGCATCCAAGTCGACATGACTGATGTGCGGAAAGAATTAATCAAGCGTTTTGTAACTCCGGAGTAGATCATGTCTGATGACACATTTGATGCACGCTTGCGTAGCTTGGAAAAACAGCTCATCGAAATCGGAAGCGATGTCAAGCAGTTAGTCAATGCACACAAGAGCAACGACAACGACATCAAAGAATTACGTAAGCAAGTGCGAGAACTCGAGAATCGCATTAACTATCTGTGGGGTGGTCTAGCGCTTGCCACTGCACTGATTCCAATCATCATGCGCATGATGGAGAAATGACATGACACCGAAACCGTGGTATCACTCTAAGACAATGTGGGTCAATATCTTGACTTTGCTGGTAATGATTCTTGGCACTGTGTCGCAGTGGCCAGAGTTCAGTGCGTACACTGGGCAGATTGCGGGCGCATTGGCCATCGTCAACATTGCACTTCGCTTTCTCACTGACCGGCCGGTGGTGTGACGATGACATCCAAGTTGACCAAGCATCGCCCGGTCAATTGGGAAAAGACGTATCTTGCCGCACTTGCACAGACCGGCAATTTGACACAAAGTGCGCAGATGGCAGGCATATCACGAGGCACTGCACAGGAGCGGTACCAGACCTCGCCCGAGTTTCGCAAGGCCTGTGATGAAGCCGTTGACCAAGGCATTGACGCGCTTGAAGCTGAGGCGAGGCGACGAGCGCTGGCAGGCTCCGACCTTCTGCTCATCTTCCTACTCAAGGCCAATCGCCCGGACAAGTATCGAGATAACTACCATGTTACAACGTCCAGCGCTCCTACAACCTACTCAATCGACCTCGGGCTCCCTGACGATACGCCACAGCTCAAAGACGCCGAGTCAGGCGAGATTCTGGGCTGATCGTCATCGCTTCCGCTTGTTCGTCGGTGGCCGTGGCAGTGGCAAGACCAGAGCCGGCGCCATCGAGGCACTGCGTCAACCAGAGGGAAGTACCGGGCTCATCATCGCACCGTCATACCCAATGCTTCGCCTTGGCGCAATGGAGACGATACTGAACCTTGTTGCACAGGCTGGCATCGCTGAGGCGTGGAATAAATCGGAGATGGAGCTTCGGCTTCTCGGCAACCGTCGCATCATCTTCCGCAGTGCCGACAATCCCGACAGACTCCGTGGTGCCAACGTCGGATGGCTGTGGCTTGACGAGGCAGCGCTCATGGATGCCGACATCTGGCCAACGGCAATCGCCACGCTTCGCCATCAGCCCGGCAGAGCATGGGCAACGACGACGCCGAGGGGCAAGAATTGGTTGTATGACCTTTGGGTGAGCGGTGGCGACGACTACGCAATCACGGAGTCATCGACGACGGAAAACACATACTTGCCAGCGCACTTCATCACCACGCTCAAACAGTCAATGACGAGCGAGATGTATGCGCAGGAAGTCGACGGTCGGTTCATTGACCCGATCGGGCAGATGTTTCAGCGCCATTGGTTCAGCGTGGTACCTCGTGCGCCCGAAGGTTTGAAGTGGGCACGCTACTGGGACTTGGCCGCATCAACGAAAACCAGCGCCGACTACTCCGCATCCATCAAGGCGGCACTCGGCACCGACGGCGTGCTTTACCTTGACGGTGGGATTAAGATAAAAGCAGAGTGGCCAGACGTGCGCAAGGTCATCACGGCGACCGCACTGAATGAGCGTGATGTTCAGCTCGGCATAGAAGAAGCATTGCACGGCCTTGCCGCTGTCCAAGAATTGCGCCGAGACCCAACGCTCGTTGGCCATACCCTGCGAGGCATCAAGGTGGACAAAGACAAGCAAAGTCGCGCGATGCCGTGGGCTGCAAGGGCAGAGGCTGGCAAGGTGGCAATTGTGGCTGGGCAATGGGTCAAAGAGTTTATTGACGAAGTGGTTGCGTTTCCAAGCGCACCACATGACGACTACGTGGACGCCGCATCGGGCGCCATCGCCATGATGACGAAACCGAAGATACAATGGGAGATACTATGAACCTAAACTCGTTGCCGGCATGGTTCGAACAGTTGCGACGTGGAGGGCGCATCGGTACACCTGCCGACGCCTACATGGTATCGCCATTGCTCTATCGTGCAACAAACCTCAGAGCTGATGCCGTCAGCTCGGTGCCATTCCGTGTCTACCAAGGCGACGTAGAACAAGAGTGGCCATTCGTGCAGACACCGGCGCAACTCTTCAAAGAGGTCGAGCGGAGTCTGTGCTTGACCGGTGGTGCCTATCTGTACAAAATCTACAAAGGTCGCCGCCTCGTTGGCTTTGTGCCTCTCAATCCCACCACGATGAACGTCACATTGATGACCGACAAAGCCACGCTTGAGAATCCTCTGCTGGGCGCATCATTCGTGCAAAGCATCAACGGCAAGCAGTATGGTCCATGGACAATTAACGACGTGGTCTACTTCCGTGAGCCAAGCTACTTCGACGACATCGGCCCCGGCATTGGCGCAGCGCACGTTGCACTCAACTCCGCAAAGCTTGAGCATTACCTCAGTCGATTTGCGTCGGCGTTCTTTGAAGGTGGCGCACAGCCGGTCACCGTGATGAATCTACCCGAGGCGATGGACGAGTCGGAGTTTCAGCGATTCCGTACCGAGATGCGGTCATCAGCAAGCGGTGGAATCATCAATGCTTTTAAGATGATTTTTATGCGTAGTCCAGACATCAAAATCGAGCAACTGACACCGCCAATCAATACGCTACAAATGCCCGAGCTGTATGAGCGTGTCATCACCTCGGTCGGCATGGCGTATGGCGTGCCACGCACCATGCTCGAGGCAAGTGCGGCGAATTATGCGACGGCCGATTCAGACCGACAAAGCTTTTGGCGTGAAACCATCATCCCACGCCTCAGCCTCTACGAAGCCGTGCTCAATGAGCAGATATTTAAGCCACTTGGTTGGAGCTTTGAGTTTCAACCCGAGGCTTTGGACGTCATGCAGACCGACGAAGCCGCCCGCGCTGGCTCACTACTTCAGCTCGTGCAGGCTGGCGTACCACTTCGTGGCGCTATGATGATGCTTGGATATGACATGATTGACGAAGCACTCGGCACCGTCATCGATGTGACGCCGACACCGCCACCGCCTGCGCCGTTGCCAACACCCGACGACGCACCGCCAACAGATACTGGCGTTGACGCTGAAATGGCATCACTGCGTGGCAAAGAGTGGTCACTACTCGCAAAAAAAATTGAGCGTCGCATCAAAAGCGCGAAGGATCCATGGTGCACCTTCGAGAGCGACGTCATCAGCGCTGAAGAAGTGAAGTCGGTTATGAGTCGGCTCTACGCTGGCATCAGCGTGCACGACTTGCACCACGTCATTGACGAAGTGAAAGCCGTTGACGACTTATTGCCACAAGAGCGTGCGTTCTACAATCGCATCGTGAAAGAGATGGAGAAGCGTGGTGCCACATGGGCTCGCCAAATCGTGCAAGGCAAAGACGTTGACCCGAGTCTGCGTGATGTCATCGCACCGGCGATGCAAGCAGAGTTGACAAAGTTCATTGAGCGACGCTTTGGCGAACTTGGCGCCGAGTTCGTGCCAATGGATGACGCCACGGCAACCAATCGCATCAACGACTGGCTCGCCGACTACGTGCCACTGCAAACCCGACTGATTGACGAAACGAGCGCCGAGCGCATCCAGCAAGTCATCACGACGTACCGCAATACACCTGGGATGACCATCCAAGACGTTGCGGACATGCTGCGTCCAATCGCTGACCCATCGCGCGCCGCTATGATCGCAGTGACTGAGATGACGCGCGCATCAACGCAAGCCGTCAATCAGTACAAAGAGTACTTAGCAGAGAACGGCGTGA